GAAGAACAAATTGGTTCTGATGTATATAATTTGGTGAAGAAATACACAAAGGTAAGTAAGCGTGGTGTAGATGTTGAGATTTCAAAGATTATTTGTGAACTTAATAAAAGTGAACAAGAATAGATAATGAAAACTCCATTTGAAAGAGTCTTACCAAGATTGAAAGGTCTGTCTAATGAGGAAGCAGTTGATGTTGCAATCAAGATACTTGCTCAACCTGTGGCAAAGAAACTTATCATTGAAGAAGATGTTGATTATATTTACACTATAGTAGGTAAGCTGAATGATGAGGTAGAGAAATATATCAAAGATAATGCAGGTATGCTTGCTTTTGCCAAAGTGATAAATAGAAAAGAGAAGAATGATAACCGAGAAAAAACAATACAACAATGACGAGTAAGTATTATATTAACGGGGATAACGTATATAATCTGGAAGAGGTTGAACTTATTTTAAAAGAAACTTTCCCGGAATACAATATTTGCATTTATATGTGTAATCGTGTATGTAAAATTAAATGCAAGACGAAAGAAGAGATGGATAATGAGTATAAGAATATCTGTACTCAGATGTTTGATTATGAAAAGGAGATGAGGCATGGAGAGTAAGGATTTGCGGGAGGTTAAGGAGAGGGTTCTGGAGGAGCTGCGGGGGCAGGCGTTTATGTACCTGCCGAAGCTGGAGGATCTGGATGCGAGGTTGGCTGACTATCTGAGGGACATCTGTAGGATGGATATGGATACGGCTAACCTGTATGAGCTGCTGGGTGCGCGGAAGGTGCTGAGACTTGCTCATACTTACCGGGTGAATGGTGAGAGGTTCTGGCAATGGGTCAGGGCGATTGAGGGTGATTGGGTGTGCGTGATGTATGGTGACGGAACGGAGATTATTAAGAAGTGGGTGCATCAGGGTGGTGGATTGAAGTTCTCGACACCGACGGGTGCTTCTCATGTGCGGCTGATGCCTTGGCAGGTGTGGTGTCTGTTCGGAATGTATGGGTTTGATACGAATGAGGCTGAGCCGAGGCGGCTGTGCCAGGAGAGTCATCTGCTGATTACACGAAAGGCTGGCAAGACGGAGTTTGGTGCTGCGATTGACTATGTGGAGGCGAATGTGCTTGGGCCGAGCAATGCTCAGGTGCTGATATGTGCGAATTCGAGCGACCAGAGTAAGATTGCGTTTAAGGCTGTAAGGAATTTCTGCTACCAGCTGGATCCTAGGAGTGCGAACAAGGGTATGGGAAAGTATCTGAATGTGACTGACCGTGGTGTGCGGTGGCAGCCGGGATACAGGAGAACGGCTGAGATCCTGCCGATGAGTGCGGGAGGTAAGAAGAAGGATGGATACTTTGCGAGCCTGACTCATGCTGATGAGCACGGGAGTGCGAGCTATGTGAACGGTCATTCGGATATGCAGAGTGCTGTGGAGGTGTGTGAGGGTTCGATGGGCCCAAGAAGGGAGCGTATGCTGCTGCACACTACTACGGCTGGTTTGGTGAATGAAGGGCCTTATCAGCTGCAGTTGCGCCAGGTGGAGCAGTTGCTTCTGGCTGAGATGGAGATCACGTTTGACCTGAAGCCTCATGAGACGGATGAAGACAAGTGGTTTGCGCTGCTGCTGCGTCTGGATCCGTGGGAGGAGACTACTGACCTGAATGAGCTGAGGAAGCCTAATCTGTATAGGAAGGTGAACCGAAGCATTGGGGTGACGGTACAGCCGACGTGGTATGATGAGCGTATCCATAAGGCTCTGACTACGGGCAGCGATGACACGCGAAGGGAGGTACTGACGAAGGACTTTAACCTGTGGCAGACCTCGCGGACGGTGGAGTGGATTGGTGCGGATGAGATCAGAGCGTTGCAGACGGATATGCGGATAGAGGACTGCACGGATGAGGATGACTGGATGGTGGCTGTGGGTATGGACTTTTCGCTGGGTCGAGACCTTCACGCGATGACGTATCTGGCTATCAGGAAGGGCACGGGTGAGAACGGGCAGGATGAATATTTTGCCGATATGGATGCTTGGATATCGGAGGAAACGCTGGAGAATTCCTCAATCAGCAAACTGCTGCATAGATGGGTGGACGATGGTTGGCTTCACGTCTCGCCAGGAAAGACTCTGGAGCCTACGCTGCCGGTGAACAGGGTGATGGAGCTGGTGGACGGTGGATTGAACATCATCGGGTTCGGCTATGATGCGAACAAGGCGAAGATGCCTATCAATGCGCTGAGTCAATGGCTTGTGGATATGACTGGTTCGGCAACTGCACCGAAGCAGTATATCATACCGATAGGTCAGACGAATATGACGTATAATCCGCAGGTAGAGGAGCTGGACTTTATGATCAGGAACGAGCCAGCTCTGATACACTTCTCACGGAATCCGCTATGGCCGTATGAATTCGGATGTGTGGCGTTGGACATCGACACGCGAATGGGGAACAAGAAGCCGGTGAAGCAGTCGCCTGGTAGCGATGCGTGTCTGGTGGATAATGTGCAATGTCTGTGTAATGCGAATGCGATCATAGACAGGCTTGAGGGTAGTGTGACGACATAAATTGAATAAACTTGGGATTGATAACACTCATTTAGCTTTTAGATTTTATTAGATTTGATTAAGAATACCTCCGCTGTGAAGCGGGGGTATTTTTGTATAATGTTAAATTTACAAAGAAAAAGAAAAATGACAACTCTTGAAATGATATTGGCGATACTGACTGCATTGAGCGGTATCGGGAACCTGACGCAATGGGTGAATCTGCGGGCATTGCGGCAGAAGTCGAAGTACGAGGCAGAGGATGTGCATATTGAGGTTCTGAAGAAGACGATAGAGCTTCAGGCCGATGAGATTAACAGGCTGCAGGAGAGGGTGCGTATTCTTGAGGAACGGAGCAAAGAGCGCGAGGCAGACTTTGAGGCGAAGGTGAAGGTGCTTCAGGAGATGATTACGTTAGGTGTTAGGAGCTAATAGTTATTAGTTATTAGTTATTAGTTATTAGTTATTAGTTATTAGTTATTAGTTATGCTGGAGAGTAATAAGTGCAAAATCGTTAAGGCGAAGCGGAGGATTACGAGGGTTGTGATCCATTGTTCGGCTACGCCGGAAGGCAAGGCATTCTTTAAGAAGGACATCGACCGGTGGCATAGTGCGAAGGGCTGGAATGGCTGCGGGTATCATTATGTGGTGGATCTTGACGGTAAGGTTGAGACGGGACGACATATTGATGTGAAGGGTGCTCATGCCGGGGCTTATAATGAGGGCAGCATCGGTATCTGCTACATCGGTGGCATGGACGCGAAGAACGAGAAGGCGAAGGACACGCGAACTGCGGCTCAGAAGGAGAGTCTGCGCTGGCTGGTGGAAACGATGCGAAAGCTGTATGTGAATGTGGAGGTTTGCGGTCATAGGGACTTGCCTGGAGTGAAGAAGGCTTGCCCGTCGTATGATGTGAGGGGGGAGTATTAGTTATTAGTTATTAGTTATTAGTTATTAGTTATTAGTTGTTAGTTGTTAGTTATTAGTTATTAGTTATGGATGATTACGATTATGATGATATGTTGCGGAATGCGTTTCTGTATTTTCTGATGCTGCTGGTTACGCTGGTGGTGTTTTTCATTACGATGACGGGGTGCTCGCCAAGAGTGGTTCCGGTGGAGAGGGTTTCGCATGATACGCTGTATGTGGCGAAGGAGAAGCGTGACAGCGTGTATCTGCGGGACAGCGTATATCTGCACGAGTATGTGAAGGGTGATACTGTCTATGTGGACAGGGTGAGATGGAAGGAGTATTACACGGAGAAACTGCGGACGGACACGGTGTATAAAAGCGTGGTGGATACCTGCACGGTGAAAGTGACGGAGTATAAACAGACGCAATGGCAGAAGACTACCAGCTGGTTTGGCAAATTTTTTTTGGTAGTCGCTGCGCTCCTACTACTGTATGGCGTGGTGAAATGCCGGAAGCAGGTGTTTTGATTTTAATAATTAGTTATTAGTTATTAGTTATTAGTTAATAATTTTTTTAGTATGTACAACTTTTTCGGCTTACTACAGAAGCGCGAGGTGACGGCTGCGACATCTGCCGATGCTGGGACGAAGACAAGTTCATCGGCCAGCTATGGGAGCAATGCGGTGCAGGCGAATACACCCTCTGCGGCTTTGCAGGTATCGGCATGGTATAGAGCCAGCGAGGTGCTTGCCAACACAATGAGTCAGCTGCAAATGGAGTACCAGAAGAAAAACGACCGAAGCCACGGTCAGAACTGGTCGATGGACGATGAGAGCAGAGGCGGCAGCGAGGGATCATGGATAAACTACCTGCTGCAAGTGAAGCCTAATGCTACGATGGACGCGACACAGTTCTGGAAGCAGTTGACGCTGCAAAGATTCTTCCACGGCAACGGAGTGATTTATGTGGAGCGCGACCTGGCTCAGAGCATAGTGGCTCTGTGGCTGTGTTCGTCGGCAAGTCTGGTGCGAAACGCAGAAGGGCTCAAGTATCTAATCAGCTATAACACGCCAGGAGGTATGCGGACGCTGACGGTGGATGACATTGACGTGATACACTGGAGGAACACTTTCAGTAACGATAACGGACTGACGGGCATCGGCACGATAAGATATGCTGCCAATGCGCTGAGTACGGCTGCGACGAATGACAAACAGGCGAAGGAGAATTCGGCCAAGGGCGGTAAACAGAAGCTGTTGCTGCGTGAGGATTCTAACAATCTGCAGGCCGGACTTAAGAAACTGAACAAAGACCAGAAGACGAAGCAGAGAGATGAACTGCAGGAGGCCATCAACAACAATCAGGATGTACTGCTGATGAGCGGATTGATGGATGCAACGGTGATCAGTCAGGATGCGGCACAGATGCAGCTCCTGGACAACCGCAAGTATGACACTCCACAGATTGCGCGATTTACGGGTGTTCCACCGGTTCTGCTGATGGATTACACCAACAACACATACAAAGCACCAGAGCAAGCCAATCAGGAGTTTCTGATGCACACGATCACACCGATGGCCAAGTCGCTTGAAACGGAGTTCAATGCGAAGCTGATCAGCCCGGATCTGTGGCGCAGACAGCGATACCATTTCACGGATGCGAGTCTGATGCGACTTGACCCATTGGGACGCGCCAACCTTGGCAAGGTGGAGCTGGAGACCGGCATCAAGTGTGTGAACGAACTGAGAGCAGAGCGTGACCTTCCGGCCATTGAGCATGGTGACCGTCATTTTATCTCGACCAACCTTCAGCCGGTGGATGCACCAGTGGTGGATGGTAACGCTAACAAGAAAGGAGATGCGGTATGAATGTGGAGCTAAAGTTTCTGGAACTTGCAGATGTGAAGAAGCACCTGCATATAGATACAGACATCTATGACGATGAGCTGATGATATATATGGCATCGGCTGAGAATGCGGCACTCAAGTTCATGGAGCGCGACCTTGCCTCGATCTTTGAGGAGTATTACCAGATACCGGTTGACATCATCCATGCGTGTATGTGCAGAGTGGCCACGAGCTTCAAGTACAGAGAGGATGTGACGGACAGAAACCTGTACCGACTGCCTTACTCCTGGGAGAATCTGCTTCTGCCATACGCTGCTAACATTTAGAATTCGGAGTATGAGCTACAGCAGAGGATTTTTGGACAAACGGGTTTCTGTGCAGAACCGTAGCGAGTCGTTTTATAACGACTACGGTAAGGTGGGCGGTGACTATGAGACGGTGAAGACAATCTGGGCAAACTGCGCCTTCACACGCGGCACGAAGGCGATGCGAGAGGGAAGGCTTGAGGCGTATGAAGTCTATATGGTGAGATGTGACTACCACGCGGAACTGGCGCGCGACTCAAGGCTGGTGTTTGATGGCAAGACATACCAGATCACGTCGCTGAATGCTGACAAGTGTGTGAACGAGACGCAGATTATCTGTCAGGAGATGTTAAAGTAAACAATAATTGATAATTGAAAAAATATGACAAAGGTAAACAGAATGATTAACCTTCAGATGAGCGGTCTTCATGTGCGCGAGGCTGAAGGAGGCGAGAAGGAAAGTCGCGTCATAGAGGGTCATGCTGTGGTTTTCGGCCAGCGAAGCGTGAATCTGGTTCCCTGGAGTTCGATGCGCGAGATCTATGAGGTGATGGAGCCGGGAAGCATCGACCAGGAACTGATTAACAGATCGGACGTGGTGCTGACCTGTTTCCACAATGACGATATGATCCTTGGACGAATCGTGAACGGCAAGGGCACGCTTGAGCTGGGCATTGACGAGGTTGGTGTGTGGGTGCGTTGCGATGTTGCCAAGACAAGTGCAGGTGACGATGCGCTTGAGAGCATCCGCAGAGGCGATATCACAGGCATGAGTTTCTGCTACACTTGTGACGAGGAGGACAACGAGAACGGTGTGAGCTATGAGCGCACACAGGAGACCGGAGAGAACGGCAAGGAGGTATGGATACGCCACGTGAAGAAATGTAACGGGCTGTATGATGTGACGATTGCCGGGCACCCTGCCTATCAGGGAACCGATGTGAGCAACAGAGAGATTGGCGAGGCTGTAGAGACCAAGCTGAATCGTGACGTTGAGGAACAGCAGAAGCGCGAGGCAGAAGCAGAGGCGCAGAAGCGTGAGGAGGAAAAGAAAACCTATGCACGCAAATGGCGCGAGTTACAGATGATGCAGCAGATTGATGATCTGCTTGAAGACTAAAGACTATAAAATTATATTTCAACTTTAACAAACAAAACGAAAATGACAAAGAAAGAATTTCGTGAGAAGAAGGATGCAATCGTTGCATCTATGAACGGTTTGGAAGGTGCAGCTTACGAGGCAAAGCAGCGTGAGTTGAACTCGCTGATCAGCGACTTCCAGTGTGAGAACCTTGAGATGCAGCGCGAGACCATGCAGCCAAAGAAGGGTGCAACCCTCGTTGGCCAGCTGCGTGAGGCTATGCAGCAGAACAAGCGCAGCATCTTCGTACAGACCTACACCACTGGCTCAGGCGAGAGCGCAGTAACCCATACCGGCGTAGGCGGTGATGTAGTAGAGACAGAGATTCAGGGCATTCTGGAGCCACTTTACGCACAGTCGGCACTTGCATCCCTTGGCGTTAAGTTCTTCAAGGGCTTGCCACAGGGTGACATCCAGGTACCTGTAATGGGCGCAGGTTCTGTAGGCTGGGCATCTGAGATG